CCACCATCGTCATTGGGTACCACAAACGTTTTTTCGGTTTGTGGTACCTTTGACTTTTCAATTTTAAATCCAAAAAGGTCCATTATAATAAAACTACCTTAAATTAAAAAGTGCGTTCGTAATGTGAATACTGGACCGTTACTGTGTATTCTTCGATTACATCGTTCTGAGCATACTGTAGTGCAATTTCAGACATGTTAATTGGGAATGCATTAACCAATCTATACTCGGCAATTTGCGAATCGTTACGATCTAAATGAGTAACATAAATGTCTTTCAAGTAAACTAATGGAATAGTTTCGCCGCCATTGTCTACCTTGCTATTCATCAACTCCATCCAGTCTTCAAATGCATTACGCAATGTAAACCCGGTGTCGTTAACAATTGTCATTGTCCAAGGATCAAATGTACGTTCGCCAGCCAACTTAAGTTCTCGGCCGCGGTACTGAAGGATTGTTGGGTTTACGTTAGACGCGGGTAGTGCAGCTCCAGTAACAAGAGTGTGAAAACCACCATCTTGAGCCGGGGCGACGATGCCGTTTGGCCAGGTAATCCTTACACCAAACTGGTTTGGTCTTGCGCCTCCGGCGCCTAACGCCGATTTAAAGTTGTCGATATTCGCCATGTTTCTCTCCTAAGTTTCTGAATGTATTTATATTAAGCGCCGGCAACTTCAGTAAACGATACCGAAGTTCTCACTGCGACAAAGTTCAGTTGGATGAAGTTGATTGAACGGGCAGGTTTAATATAAATGTCAGCAACGAATTCGTTGCGGTCAATTACTTCGCCTGTATTATTCGTATCATCGCAAATGACTCGGAAGTCATAGATGCCACGGCGACCTTGTACGTCTCTTAGGAAGGGTTCCACAATGCTCTTAAACTGTGCGCGTGTAAAAGTATCGTTGAACTCAAAGAGTTGGAATTTGGCGGATATCGCAACTGCCTTTTCAAGGACAATAAACAGTCTACGAACGTTAATACGATCAAACGCACTTGGCTTAGCAAGCAAAGTCTTATCGCCAAATAGTAGTGTGCCTTGGCCAGGGAAAGTTACAACTGGGTTTACGCCGCTCTTGTAAAGTGTGTCACGATCTGTCTTGCTTGGATTGTAAGCAAGTTTAACAACATTCTTAATGATACCGCGATTATAACCAGCTGGTGACCACCATGAGTCATTTGTTGAGTCTGTACGTGCGCACAAACCAGCAATGTCACCGTTTAATGGAATCCAGCGATATACGTCATTGTACCTGTCGTACTGGTATTTAGCACCACTATCCATTACAGCATATGAAGAACTTGTACGAGCATTGCGATAGGTTACAATGTCATCTGCTTCGCCGCCGGCGTTGTTAACAACGTCTGCTTCAAGTGGTGAGAAGAAGACCATGCAGTCTCTACGGGTTAATGCCATGTCGATGCAGTAGTCTGTAACAGTTGCCTGTGCTGCTCCTGTGATAATCAAAGAAATATCAACGGTGTCGGCATCAGCAAAGTAACTGTATGCAGTTGTAAAATCACCAGCAACATAGTCTGTCATATCAAGGCCACCTGAAAGCGATACAACTGCCTGGTTTGCGGCAACAAGATTTCTGTATGCGCCTACTGCTAACGCTGTACCCCATTGAGTACCTACCGTATAGGTTAGACCTGTTGGTGTACCTGCGGTTGTAACAATTGCAACACCCGCTGTTGTTGTAAGAGTGAATCCAGTAACAGCACCAACCGAACCAGTAACAGCGGAAACCTTATATGCAGTTCCTGTTGTGTAACTGGTAATTGTACCAGTACCACCAAGAGTACCCGTAATTGTTAGAGTATCATTAACTGCCAGCGTAGTTGCTGTGCAAGTAAACGTACCTGCGGTGCCGGAAATTACTACGGCCGCAAGGTTTGCACCCTGAGATGTTGGGTGATCCATCCAGTAAATATACTTAGACTTAAGGTTAATTACGTTTCTGTAATAGATTGAAGTGCCGTCTTCTGACTTGGCATCAGAAGCCTTTGATAAATGTGCAAACTTTTCTAAAACTGTACCTGCTGTGCCTGTGAAAAGACCGTCTTCGTCAATGACTAGAATGTGAACTTCATCCTTCGAAGCGCCATAAAGTGCCGCTGCGGTTGACGTACCAGGTGCTGCATCAAATTCAGCAGCATAATCGACATATGTGGCATCCACGAACAATAGAGCATCTAGTTGAACAACCTTAAGGCTGTTGCCTAGAGTACCAACATATTTTGCGGCCCATTGACCGACTGTTCCTTGGCCAGTAGAGTAAGATGCATCGTAGATCGACTCGTTGTCAATCTTGACTGCTGTACCCGAAGTTACGGCATTTCTTGCAAGTGTGCTTGAAGCACGAACAACTTTTAGATTGTTAGCGTATGCAAGAAAGTTTGCCGCTGAGAACCAAGACGGCGCAACCAAAGTATTTGGTCTGCCAAACTTGCTTACTAGTTCTGCTTCTGAACCAACGGTCTGGATTTCGTCACAAGGACCCCAGTTAAACAAACCAGCGAAGGCGCCGATTGAAACTGAGACGTTTGGAACGACATTTGTTAGGTCTTTTTCTGTTACTAAAACCCCTGGTGATAGCTGAAAAGCCATAATTCTCTCCTATTCGTGTTAAAATATGACAACAGTGTACTTGTGTCTACTTGTTAATTTATTTATAAAAACTCGTATTTATAGTCTAAATCGCCAATCGTCTTCTTTTTTAACAACATTCCATAAATCGCCATGTTCTACAAACTGCTCCACTTCAAGACCGTTTTCTACCAGCCCAAAAGGAGTTAATTCTTCTTCTATTTGTCTCATCTGAGCGTTAAACATTTTTTCTCTAATGTCAACATCAGTCAAATCTCTAAAGTAAGAATTGCTTACCAACCAACCAAACAGCACAAAACACATTGCTAAGTCGTCTGTATATCCTTCGTCTGCCTGAAAAGACCCTCCCTTTTCAATGAAGACAGATAATTCTCCAATTGTGTCAGCATCAAATATTAGTAGTTTACCTTCTTCCATTAAGGACTTAAAAGTAAAACACCCTTGACGCTTAACTTGCTTAGTAGTTCTAACTCCAAGTTGAGTTGCTTTACCAAACCCCGGAGAAATATACTGCTTATTTGTATCTTTAGTTGTTGTTAAAATGTTATCGTATTCGATTTCACTGTGTAAGATGTCAACTACTTGACCGCCTATATCATTAACCTCTACAAGCACATGTGCTTTATTATAATCTGTTGCAATCTTATTTATAATATTGGGAAACAGCATCGGCGCAATAGTGTTGTTTCTATATTTAGCAACCATTTTATATGGCGCTTCGGTTACATTTACAACAACAAACGCCGAATAATCTCCTCCAATACCTCTTGAGGTGTCAACTGTCATAGCATATACTTGGTTTGGTACCGGTTCTTCGTAAATGTCTACACCAGCATTTGAATAAATTGGATCCATGGAACTCATGTTACCAATTACTCGACTGCTAATAAGCGTATTACTTGAACCTAAAAATGCGCATAGAACTTCTTGGTTAAATTTAAGTTCACCCAAAAGTCTTAATTGGTCGTCTGCCCACTTCTCGTCACGACCTGGAATCTCCCAATAAGGAATCTGCATGGATACAAATCCATTGATTCCTTTTTCTGCTTCGTTCCAAAACTTCCAAAAATGATTATACCCCAGTGGTGTAGAAGTAAGCAAAATCTTGGTTGTTTCACCCGAAGAAATTGTAGGATAAACTGAAGCAAAGAACTGTTCTGCTACGGTGTTTTGAATAATGGCCGCTTCGTCAATATACAACCAGTTGACGGATTTACCACGAATACCTGAGGATGTTGTGGCGGAAGTAAATAACTTTGATCCGTTTTCTAGTTCTACGTCACCTTTGTTCCATGTCTTAACACCCTGTTGCATCCAGATAGGAAGATTTTCATACATGCCTTGATATCTGGACATAACTTCACGGGCAGCAGAACTCTTGTTTGCCATAATGGCAACTGATTTGTTATCTTGAAAAAGTGTGTACCATAAAATGCAAGCGGCTGAGGTAATTGTTTTACCTTGCTGTCTGCCTTCCATTAGAATAACCTTGCGGTTATTAAGTATTAAATCAACTTTTTTCTTCTGACACTCGTATAACTTAAATGGTATTAGACCACGATCAAGTGACACGATCATGCAGTAATTTTCAATAAAATAAATTGCATTTTCCTGACATTTTGCCAGTTCCACCAGTTGCTCTTCTGTAAACTGATGTGCGTGTCCAATTGGTTTTAAATTAATATTACCATGATAAGAGTGGTCTTCGTAATCACTCATTGTCAATATTTCTCATTTTTTCAGCCTTTAGAGCCTTTAATAACTCTTGTGTGCTTCCAGCAAACACAAAATTGTTCTGAGTTTCGATTGGTTGTTTCTT